ACATTCGATTTTATAATGAGATTACTTAGCGCAGGAGCCATGATAGAAGTCATTTCTCCGGTATCTTTAAGAAAGACATTGAAAGGATGGGTATCAGATATGTACAACTTGTATAAAAACGATTGACTATGCAGGATTTCGCAGCAATAGATTTTGGAAGAGCCAATGGATAGCTTTCCGGTGTGCAATGATTCATAACTTTCACTATAATAATTAAAATATGATATTATGTTATATATAAATACTTGGAGCAAAAAATGCTCAAGCAAAAATTCCCTAATTATAAGGTGACTTCATATTGTCCTCAGGCTCATGGCAAACAAGTCGTTATATGCAGATTCATATTGATGCTTCAGGGTGGAATACTTCTCCATGAACAAGTTCATCGAGCGTATAGCCCTCGCCAAACTTGACGGAACCCTTCTTAAGGTCATCAACCGCATCGAGAAGAATGACCTCGTCATCTTTGATGACTTCGGACTGCAGCCGCTTGACAACAACTCACGTCTGGCCCTGCTCCAGATCCTGGAAGACTGCTATCAGAGGAAATCCGTCATCGCGACATCACAGCTCCCTGTATCCAAATGGTATGACTACATCAATGTGCCTACATAGGCTGACGCAATCATGGACCGCATCACCGCTAACGCGGTTCGGATTGAGCTAAAAGGTGACTCGATGAGAAGAAAAAATCAGAAATAATCCTAACTTTGCCGAACCGAAAGCGACCATGCCTGAAGTGGTACATTTGAAAACGCTACAGGGGGTACATTCAATGTGATATAGTCAGATATTCTCCGTGGATATGCAATCCTCAAAGGAAATACCAAATACAAGGCTTCCGAACTGGGAGTTGCCCGTAACCTGATGATTTCGAAACTTCCCCATACCGGGCAAAAGCTCCACTACCGGGAGAGGCTTGCCGTTCAGGTCAATACTTCTCAAATCCATAGGCCAGAACCTGTTAGAAGACCGACAGCCGATATGGACTATACTCACTATCGTTCGGCTCGGTGTCCTACACGCTTTCTTCCCATGGCGGAACGGAACAGCGTTTCTATATTCCGGAGCGGGTACTTGACTATTTCAACGATGAGTTTGACTATCGGGAGGTTGCCAACAGCAGCGAGCTGACCGACATAGCCGTAGCTGTCTTTGTCGGGATGCTTGATACGCCCGCCGTATCTACCGGAGGTGGTGGCGGAGGGTCGCAAAGCGATCTCCCCTGGCGGGACAAGGACGATGACGACCTGCAATGGGCCGCCGCTGTGCCCGTACGGCTACCCGCCGGCTGGGTAAGAAACCGAGAACAGGATTAAGACGATAAAGTCATGAAACAGGCATACAAAAAGCGGTCGCCTCGTGCGACCGCTAATAGTCCGCCAGTCTTGGCGGATATGGGGAAAATTACTTTATAAATCTGTCAAATTTTTTAGGCAATCAGGCGTAAGTTTACACTCATCAATTCTACCTATTTTTACAAAACTGCTTTCATCCAATTGAAACGGTATGCAAAGATTATCTGATTTTTCTATGGAACATTTAGGCCAAACAACTTGTACAACTCCTATTTGTTTTACATTTGAAATTTCTATCTCCTCTCTACAATAGCCACTTTCATGAAAGCTAGTGGTCAAAAGCTGAATCACCACATCGCTGTCAGACATTCTATGATACAATTCATTTTGAAAATCCTCCGTAGGTGGAATAGAATACGAATCCAAGAATGGATCAAAATTATTCTTAAGTAGTTCCTCAAAAAGTTGAATAGCAACTCCAGTAGAATCACTTCTTTTATAGCTTATAAAAACTTTTCGTGTTTTTCTTAATAATCTCAATCCTTGGAGTGCTATATTTAGTGAATATCTCTGGAAAAATATAACGAATGAAGAAAAATAATAATGGCAGCACTGGTGTTCAATGACTTATGAGGACTTTTGATGAAAGCCTCACCGATGCAAAAGCGCAAGGAAATGAAAGGTAATGAGGGCGAACGGTTTTCAAATCATTACCCAATAACGAGGTAAGTTTATAGGTCGTTGGAGTTTATTTCTACTCTCTGCCACATTCTGCATGACAGTGTACAACTCGCTGATAACTAATTTTGTAACCAAAAAGAATTGGATTATGCGAAGTACATTTAAGGTGCTGTTCTATGTGAACGGAAGTAAAGAAAAAAACGGTATTGTTCCCATTATGGGGCGAGTTACAATCAACGGTTCTGTGGCTCAATTCAGTTGCAAACTGACTATTGCAAAAACAATGTGGGATGCAAAAGGCAATCGGGCAAAAGGCAAGAGCAAAGAATCAAGAGACATCAATTTGGCTTTGGATAACATCAAGGCTCAAATCATCAAGCATTATCAACGCATCTCGGATAGAGAAGCCTATGTAACTGCCGAAATGGTACGTAACGCCTATCAAGGTATCGGAACGGAGTACGAAACACTGCTCGGTGCATTTGATAAGGACAACGAGAGTTTCAAGAAGCGTATAGGCATTGACCGTGCTGCAGGTTCCTACAAGGTGCGTGTAAGGTCACGAAATCATCTGGCGGCATTCATTAAGAAATGCTATAAGCGTAGTGATATTTCTATGCTTGAACTTACTCCCGATTTTATCAAAGAGTATGAAATCTATCTCTCTACTGATGCAGGCTTACACAATGGCAGTGTATGGTCACATTGTATGTGGTTGAAGACAATTGTTTCTAAGGCTCATTACAATGGACTGACACCGAGAAATCCGTTTGCTCAGTATCGGGTGAATCAGAACATCAAGGAGCGACAATATCTTACAGAAGATGAAATCAAGGCTGTAATGACACACGAATTTGCGGATAAGAAGTTGGCTTATATCCGAGACTTGTTCGTGTTCGCAAGTTTCACAGCCTTGTCATTCGTGGGTATTAAGGAACTGACCTCAGATGATATTGTAGAGATTAACGGAGAGAAGTGGATTCTATCCAAGCGACACAAAACAAAGGTCGATTTCCAAGTGAAGCTATTGGATATTCCATTACAGATCATCAAGCGATATGAGAGATTTCAAGAGGACAAACTCGTATTCCCAAATCTCAACTATTGGAATATCTGTAAACCGCTGAAAAAGATGATAAAAGAGTGCGGAATCTCAAAGGATATTTCCTTCCACACAGCTCGCCATGGGTTCGCGACATTGGCTCTCAGTAAGGGTGTTCCCATTGAGAGTGTGAGCCGAGTATTGGGGCATACGAATATTACCACGACACAGCGATATGCGAAGATTACCACCGAGAAAATAGACAAGGATTTGACGATGTTCGGCAACAGACTTAATCAATCTTTTAGTGAAATTTCAATAGCAATGTAACTATGGAACGAGCAATTATAACAATCAGCGAAAATGGCAAGGTAAATATTCCAAGCGGTAATGTTTGGATGTCAGAAATGGAATTGGTGGAGTTGTTCGGGGTAATATCTCCGACACTCCGAGCCGCTATAAAAGCGATATACAAAAATGGAACGTTTTGCCCTGTAAGCACCCAACGATGTGATTTAGCCACCCCTAAAAGTTGGGCAACATTCTACAATCTTGAAGTGGTTATTGCTCTTGCATTTAGGCTTAATACCTATGAAGCAAGCAGGATAAGGCAAAAGGTATTGGAGGGTGTTTTGCAGCAAAAAGAGAATGTGCATTGTTTCTATTGGCAACATCATATGTCAATTAATTAAGATACTTACAAATCTGACAATTTTGTACGTTGATTGTATATAGCACACTAAAGTATAAATGTTATGCATGCTATAATTCAGATAGATTATTTTAGTGTGATTTTACTAAAAACAACTGTTGTCATATAAAAAAACATGTAAATAGCAACCTCATGCTAGATATTTTTCGTAACTTTGCATGTTAATTTATAATCGAATAACTGCAGAAACAATGTTTAACAAAATCGAAATAGAGCGATTCAGGGGCATAAAACATGCTACTATAGAGGGCTTTAAGCAGATTAATCTTTTCTTCGGAAAGAATAATTGTGGAAAGTCTTCGTTGTTGGAGTCGTTGTTTTTAGCCAGTGGGTTGTCAAATCCATTGCTACCTATCCATGTGAACTTTATGCGTGGTTATAGCAAAGCTCGTTTGAATGACCTTAAATTAGATTTTTATAATTTAGATTCAAGTTACCCAATTCATATCCGAATGGAGAATGATGAAAAGCGTGATTTGAAAATAACACTTTTTGAACAGAATCAAAATAATGTATCTTTAAATGCTGACGATACAAATATCCTTTCAAATGTAGAAGAGGGTAAATATGGATTAAAATTTGACTTTAAAATCAATGACAAGCATTTTGAGTCACAGTTGCGTTTTGATTCTGCAAATTCAACGGATGCAACCCGCATTGTATCGAAACAATATATTGAATCACTAAGATGTACATATTTAAGCCCTAAGTTTGATTTTAGTGCATCAATACAAGGACTCAAAAATATTCTTCAGAATAAAGACGAGCACTTTATTGTTGAAGGTCTTAAATTAATAGAACCTCGAGTTAGAGACTTTATTTTCACTGATAAAGAAATGCTTGTTGATGTAGGTTTGGCGAAACGTATTCCTGTTAATATGATGGGAGATGGTGCTAGAAAGATCGTTTCTCTTCTAACCGCTGTATATGATTGTAAGGATGGTGCTTTACTTATTGATGAGATTAGTAATGGCTTCCATTATTCCGTAATGTGCAATTTATGGAAAGTTCTTATAAATGCAGCCATTAGGAACAATACACAATTGTTTATAACAACTCATGATGTTGATTCTATCAAAGGATTGCGTGATGCTGCTCTTGATACATATAGAGATATAGTTGCGACCTTTAAATTATTGAAAACCAATAATGATGAATTAAAGGCATATCACTATTCTTTAGAAAGTCTAGACTATTCTATTAACCAAGAAATTGAAGTAAGGTAATATGACTAAGATTTTCATAGAAGCAAAGAGCAATAAGACTTCAGAGTACCATTTTCTCCAAGCTATTATAAGCAAGTTCTTTCCTGCGATAGAAGTTGAATTTATATTTATGGATGGTATTGGTAATCTGTATAATGAAACAAACCTCAACCAAATAAAATTAGCACAAGAAACAGACGAACAGGTTATAGTTTTTGCGGATGCAGACACAGTTGCTAAAGGTTATGGATATGTTAAGAGAAAAAAGGAAATAGATAATGGAATAGCAACTAATGCTGTAGCATTCCCTTACTTTATTTATCCAAATAATCAAGATGATGGAGATGTAGAAGTGTTAATGGAAGCCGCAGCTCTTTATGCCCCAAACAAAGTCTTTTTTGACTGCTATACAGATTATGAGACTTGTCTTAAAGGTGTAAAAGATGGCAATGGTGAATCTATATACAATGTTCCTAGTTTAAAAGGAAAGGTGTATGCTTATGCAGCAGCACAAACAATATACGACACACAACAAAGACAACGCATACCGCTAATTAAGAAGATGGGGTGTGGGGATTGGTTTTTCAACGACAAAAGTTATTGGAATTTAGATGTTGATGCGTTACAACCCTTAAAGGAATTTTTGGCTATTAATCTTAAATAAGATATAGTATGATACCTCCTTTTGACCATAATTATGTACTTCCACCTTATGTTGGAGACAATCCAACTCAAAGGGCAGCACAATCTCCGTATCACACGGACATTATGGATTTGTGTAAGCATTTCGGTACAACACGCTCTAGAGTTGATATTCTGAAAGGTTTTATTCAATTTAGATTGGAGGCATACACACACGGAATATCTAACACGATACAATGGATTGATGGGAGTTTTGTTGAAGATAAACTGAAAAGAGAAAATGCTGAGCCCAATGATATTGATGTCGTAACCTTTGTCAATATGCCACAGCCTATTCAACAAGCAATATTAGTTGCTTTCCCTGATTTTGTGGATTGTACTATTTCTAAACAAAAATATCATGTAGATCATTATATAATAGACATTAGTTCACCTACTGCAGCTGTTAGAAATACTCAATACTGGCTTCAACTTTTTAGCCATAATCGTTATGGTGTTTGGAAAGGAATGCTTGAGATTCCATTATATAATGATAATACAGAGGACTTGAAGGCTTTGGACTTTTTAAATTCATTGAGCATATGAAAACATATTCGGAGTACATATGGCTAAAGCGCCAATTGGCAGAAATGCAAGAAGTTCTAAGTCAAAATATTGACAGTCCTCTAATGCGAGCTTCTTTAGAAAAACGTATTGCAAGTCTGCAATCTGAATTGGATTCAATAGGCTCTGTTGAATATTTTGATACATCCTTAAAATTATGGTTTGGAGGAGAGGCCGTATATGGTTCAATGGGTATATTTTCGGATTTTGCATCTAAAACATCCGTTATTTTATCCAATATGATAGCCACAAAATATACAGAAATTGTTAGCGGAAAACTTAGTCAATCAGAGCGTGGCAAAATCAAAGGCATTGGAAAAGGGAAAATGTATATTTCCAATATCCTTCATGGTTCTTTTGGATATGAGATGGGCTGGGTTAGAAATAATTTATTTTCAGAACAAGATGCATCACAAGCAATCGAAGAAGTTATTAGTTTAATAGACATTGCTGCTAAAGATGAAGAACGTTTAGAGGATATTTTACAGAGTGAATCTCCTAGAACTATAACATATCTAAGGAATTTTTATAAAACCGTTTCCGAAACAAGCAATATATTGAAAATGGAATCGGGCATGAACCATACGGAGTTATCTAAAACAGAATTACAAACAGGATATAGTCGTATCAAACAGTCAAATATTACAGAAACATATCTGACAATGGAAGCTCGTTTATCTGGTATTTTTACAGATTCTGGCACATTTGAATTTATAGACGATCAAGGTCATAGAAAAACAGGTAACACCACAGAAGATTTAGATGATGAACAATTAACAGAATATGCCCGTCTTTATACTAATCAAATGTGTAAATTGATAATGAAAGAGTATAGAGAGACACCAAGCCATGGTAAGCCCAAAGCACCAACTTATGAATTGCTCCAAATTCAAGATATTAACAACTAACCCTAATACGACAATAGCCTGCGGTACCGCAGGCTATTGTCGTATTTAGATGCTTTGTTCGATGATTTTGGCCTAGTCGACAAAAAGTAGGATAAAATCTCTGCAAGTCGTTGATTTAAATATATTTGCATAGATTATTACTGATATGGTTAAAAAAATGCTTTTTCTGCGGGTCTCCAAAAGTGGTCAAGAACGGCCTGAGAGGCAGGAAACAACAATATAAATGCAAAGATTGTGGCCGCCAGTTTTTAGGTGGTTTCCGGCGCGACAAGTCACAGGTCATCTCGGATTACATCGAGGGCAAACAGACACGGAAACAACTTGCTGAAAAATATGGAGTGTCGGCCAGGACGATAGAACGGGATCTGGAGAAGATGCGCTATGTCCAGAAAGTTTCAAAGGACAAGGATGTCGTAATCCAGATGGATACGACCTATTGGGGCCGGGATTTCGGGCTGATGGTAATAAAGGATGCCTACAGGAACAAAATCTTATGGCGCAAGTATGTCAGATACGAGACTATAGCGGCCTACATGGATGGGGTGAACTGGCTTAAGGAGAATGGCTTCAGGATATACGGAGTGGTCATAGACGGCCTACGCGGCCTTGCAGAAGCTCTGAGAACATACCCGATCCAGCACTGCCAGTTCCATCAGATGATGACGGTAAGGCATTATCTGACCGGAAATCCCGACATTGAGGCCTCGCGGGAGCTCCTTTCCCTTTCCTGTGGCATGGCCAGAATGGACAAGGGAAGTTTCATCGGAGCATTCGATGAATGGTATGTCAAGTATAAGGAGGTACTGAACGAGAGAGTGCATGACAGGAGGATGAAGACACCTCCTTATATGAGACCGAGGCTTAGAAGTGCATATCTCAGCATAAAAAGGAACATGAAGCGCCTGTGGACATTCTATGATTACAAGGACAGGATCATACCGAATACGAACAACGGACTGGAGGCGGTATTCGCCGACATCAAGTCAAAAGTAAGAGTTCACAGCGGACTTACAAAGGAACACAGGATGAAACTTATTGACGAATACATATCTCGTCATTATTGACATCGATATCATGAATTTTGTCGACTAGAAAATATTTGTGCATGGTTCATCATGAATTTTGTCGACTAGGCCATGATTTTTATATCTTCCTTTGATAACTTATATGCTTGGTAAACAAACTCATCAATCTGCTTTTCTATTGCAGAAGTATCTGTCAAATGATTTATACGCTTAGTTTCAATAACTTCTTTAACTAGTTCAGAAATCCTCAATTGAACATCTAAATCTAACCGTGGAATTGGGAAATTATCAACTTCGTAACCATTAACATTGCTATTAGTACTGAAACATCTAAAGAACCAATTTAAGGTTTTAGAGTTTAAGTGGCGATTTCGGAGCAAAGGCCCCCAGAAAACCGATGATTATTTCGGAGTAAAACCACCCAAAAAGGACCCTATTATAAATAAAAAAGGCATGGAACTCGGCTCGCGGGCCTCAATTTTTCGGAGCATTGCCACCCACCAGGAACTGTATCTTTGCACCTCAATGATAAAATTGAGGGAAATATGGCAGGCAAACGAACAGAGATGAGCAAGATCAAACAAATACTATTACTTCACAAGGACGGCATGTCCAACCGGAAGATTGGGGAACGGCTTGGCCTTTACAAGGAAACGGTGAACAAATATGTCACTGCGGCGAAGTCGGACAGCAAGAGCATCGAAGAACTCATAAAGATGGACGAGCCAGAACTCCAGCACCGTTTCAGTGCAGGAAATGCCGCCTACTCGGACAAGCGCTTTGATGCGCTGCAGGAAGATCTGGAGTACTATGTCAGGGAGTTGGAAAGGCGGCATGTCACCATGTACCTTCTATGGGAAGAATACCGGCAGAAACATCCGGACGGTTATGGATACACTCAGTTCTGTTACCATCTGAACCAGCACAAGGCCTCGGCAGATCCTGAAGTGTCATTGCCGAAGAGCAACTTCAGGGAAGGTGGCAACGAGCTCTTCATCGACTTTGCAGGAGACACGATGTCGTATGTGGATCTTGACACGGGGGAAGAAGTCAAATGCCAGATCTTCGTTGCATGCCTCCCGGCATCAGACTACGGCTATGCGATGGCCGTACCAAGCCAGAAGGTGGAAGACTTCCTCCATGCGCTCTCCAGCTGTCTCAGACATATAGGAGGCGTCCCCAGGATACTTGTCACAGACAATCTGAAATCTTCTGTCGCAAGGCCTGACAGATATATGCCGGAGCTGAATGTGATAATGGAGGACTTCGCCAATCATTACGGCTGCGTAACGATACCGGCACGTTCCGGACATCCGAAGGACAAAGCCCTGGTAGAAGATCAGGTACAGATCGTCTACAGACGGGTATATGCACCTTTGCGCAATAAAATGTTCCACTCAATCCGGGAGCTGAACACGGCAATAGCCGAAAAGATGAAACAGCATAACCAGAAACGGATGCAGAGACTGCCTTTCACCAGGGAGGAACGGTTCCTGTCACTGGACAGGCCAAGACTCCGGGAGCTGCCGGAAAAGGACTTTGAGATCATATACAGGACAGAGCTTCTTGTACAGAACAGCAGTCACATCTATATGGGCAGGGACAAGGTGTATTACTCTGTCCCGTATCATCTTATAGGCAAGAAAGTGAAGGTCATCTACACACGCTCCCTGGTAAAGGTCTTCTCTCCGGAAGGGGAACGTGTAGCCGTACATATGAGATGCACTGTCCCCGGACGCTACTGCACAGTGGAAGCCCACATGCCATCATATTACAACGACTATGTGAATCTGTCACCCCAGAAGTATATCGACCGTGCGGCAGCAGTGTCAGAGACACTGGCCTCCGTCATCAGAAAGATCTTCGGAAACAACCCCTATACAGTTCCGGAGCAGTACTATAAATCATGTGACGGGCTGTTCCATCTCCAGCGGACCACAAACCCGGAACTCTTCGAAAAGGCATGCAGGGCTGCGATAGAGTTCGACGCATGCCGCTATCCCTTCATCAAAAACCTCATCGAAAGCAAATGCGCCGGTCTGGACAATGATGAAGAATCCACTCTGTTCCCCGAAGCACATGCAAACATAAGAGGCAAAGAATACTTTGCCGACAAATAACCCACTAATACAAACAAATCATGAACGATCAAATCTATCAGGACTTGAAAAGTCTTCACCTTAGCGGCATGGCCCAAAGCTGGATGCTGCTCCATGAAACCCGCAAACTTGGAGAACTGACACTGCAGGACGGAATGGCCGTGCTTATCCAGGCCGAACATGACCAGAGAACAAACAACAGGACCGCCAGACTGCTCTCTCGGGCAAGGTTCCGCTACAATGCCTCAATTGAGGAACTTGCCTTCAATACGGCTCAAGGAAGAGACAAAAACCAGATCCTGTCACTGGCAACATGCGAATACATAAAACAAGGCGCATCTGTACTTGTGACAGGCCCGGCCGGAGTCGGGAAAAGCTTCATCGCTTCCGCTTTGGGATATCAGGCCTGCTTCGCCGGATACAAGGTCAGATATGCCAATATGCAGAAACTCCTGGAGGATATGCATATGGCAAGAATAGAATCCAAGGCTGCCCGGTTCTTTGACAAGATGGCTGCACTGGACCTGCTTATCATCGATGACTTCGGAATGAAGATACTTGACGGACAGCAGTTGCTTGACTTTATGGAGCTTATAGAAGACAGGCACGGGAGAAAGTCGACAATCATAGCCAGCCAACTTCCTGTCAAGAACTGGTATGATATACTTGCTAAGAATCCGACAATAGCGGATGCCATACTCGACAGAGTAGTCAAATCTGCATATAGAATTGATCTCAACGGAGTGAGTATGAGAAAATAGATATATCTTTGCCATATATCCAGAGATACAGGTAATCTTAGTGGGTGGTTATGACTGAAATCCCTGGGTGGCTATCGACCGAAATACGCAACATCCACCGCCATTGCAGTCCCCGTTCCATCACGTCGGAATAGTTGTAGTATTCGTGGTTGCCGGGGACAATCAGCACCTGTCGGTAGTTTTCCGAAGCCCATTTCCAGAACTTCGTCAACGGGGCAACCTTATCCCTGAGATAGAAAATATCCCCAGCCAGCACCAGCACATCGCCTGTTACAGGCAATTCATTGTTTTTCAAGTATCTGCTGTTCTCCTGGAACTCCATGTGCAGATCACTCATGTATTGTATCTTCATCTTACTCTTCTCCTTTCCTTGATTGTTCAATCTGCTTCCCTATGATTGCCTTCACCTGCGCAAATGAAACTGGAATGAATTTCTTGTTATCCACTCCGACATCATATTGTGTCGGAAGAAGCATACTCAGCCGAGATGCATCCTTTCCGGTATTGTTCCTTCAGGTATGCAAGTGTCCGAACAGTTGCCATGTGTCATCGTATGAGCAGCTATAGCAAAGGAACGGTCAGTGATTCAGATAAATCTTCTGTTTATCCACCTCGATATACATCTGCATCGCTATCTGCTCGAAGTATTTCGTGTAATTCTGCCTCAGGTTCTTGATGTCGTGGTTGCCGGAAATAAGGTATATTTTCCCGCTCAGCCTGTTCAGTGCGTTTACCCATTCGGCAGAACCGCCCAAACAGAAATCACCCGGAGGAACACGATATCCTCCGGGCCGCCCACACGGTTCCAGTTGGAAATAATCTTTTCATTCATACGCATCACTGCGCGGTTAATAATCCGTTACAATTCAGCCAGTGGACGGGATTGACGGAGAAGCGCACATCGTGCGAACGTCACCACAAGGCACATAATAAAAACCGTCGAAAAGTTTGGTAAGGACTCTCCGACGGTTCTCAGTTATCGTTTCAGCGGGATACCGGCATCATCATATACCCGATGGTTTATCAGACGTTCATCGGATAATGTCACCAAAAATATAGAATGCTCCAATGCCCGAAGTATGGACACACGACAGCCCCTCAAGGCATTTTATGCCTCGATCCGATACGGCTGTCCTGTTATTTATTCTTCTTTGTTGCATTGTAAGCTTTATGTTTTTGATTCAATTAGCGGCTCGCAACTACGGGTTTTCTTGAGGAGCAGCAAATTTCTTTAGAGAAAAGCCCAAATGAAGCAAACTGCGAACGCAGAAGTGCAAAACTCTTTTATGCTCTTATAAATTATAGTATAAAATTATATTCATTGACTACATTTAGTAAGTAGAAATATGCTGTTTTATCTCACTGCCTTTTTAAGGCAAAATCTATAAGTCGATCAAAAGGTTTTTGACCAGCACCATAAGCTATAAGGATTTTTGGCGTACGTTTTCCTAAGATTCCTCTATTATATTGGAAATAGGTGCTATAGCTTTGATAAATCATACCACTATTCCGATCATAGAATTTCTCAAATAAAGAGCTATATCCCGGGATATTTTTTGATAGCCAGCAATTGATAGCCATTGCTAAAAAAGTCTGCCACCGTGTATTTTAATACTCTTGTAGAAAGTATATATAACAAAATTAATGAATTTTGTTTAGTCAATATTCCAATACGCATCTGGTTCTCCATCGAAAATTTCATCGATTTCTTCGTCACTGAAACCGGCTACATCCTGTGCATACGTTCCTGCATACTCTTCATAATGTTGGTCATCGTTATAAGCATAATCATCATACTCAACGTATCTATCATAGATTTCACGTCCAAATGGCCTTGAATAGATCTGGCCGTCTCTTACGTCAAAATACTTAGATCCGTCCTTGGGCTTTCCGCCATATAATTTCAAGGTATCAAATAGACTGTTATAGTACCTTGGTTTTTTTGATGAATCTTTTATAATCACGCAAACGAATCGCGACAGGAGTCAAAACGAAAAGCGAGTTTTCTATTCAAAACGAAAAGCGACAAATATTCCACACTCACACATACTTTAAAGGCGTTCAAATCATGTTTAAATACAGATTGAACGCCTTTTGAATGCTTATGCTTTTACAAGCATCATATCCGTAAAACCGGAATTGTAATTTATATTGTTGGTCTGGGTATGCACCTCTACTCCATTTAATACTCCCCCCAATTGGGCATTTTCATCTATCCATCTACACAATTCAACTATATTGGACTTATTACTGGTAAAGTATATGTACCGAGTCCCTTGAAGCAGTTTCAATACATCAAGATAATCTGTCATCTTCCAGTAACATTTGTAGGCACCTACTTCTGTGGAGAGGTACGGGGGATCAATCAGGAACAATGTCTTACCCTTATCAGGGAACTCTTTAAACAAATCCCGATAATCGCAGTGGACCACTTCAAGGCCATCCAGATAACCATCGACTTTATAATTCGATTGTTTCATGGTATTATACATGGTCTGTTTTGATAGCCCCTCATAACTGGTTACATACTTACCGCTGAATAAAAGCGACGAACTTAGAGTGATATAATCAACATAACCAGCATCTTCATAGCCCCTGATTATTGATAATATCTGCTTTTTCAGCCCATCAGGGACTTTCTTGTCTTTCGGTACATCGATCAATAATGGTCGGATCACTGAAAGTATCTTATTCGTGGTTTCAACATGACCCAATCTGTCACAATAGTAATCATAGTCGTTGTAAACGACCCTGATATCCGGCCGTTCATGTTTTGCAACATGAGACAATATACCACTGCCACCGAAGAGATCGACAATGGCAGTTACATCATCAAACCGTTTGAGTATCCGCCTGAAATCCTTTATAAACCGCCGTTTCTGCCCCATGAACGGCAACGGGGCAGCAGTATATACCCTTTCAGACATTGAGCTCGAATTTGACAGTTTCATCACCGGAAAGCAACTTCTGGGTATTCTCTATATTGTTCTCATAGATATGGACATTTCCCAGGAAAAGCGTGATGGACTTCAAAGGCAAATCTATCTGACGGGAGATCAGATACAAGTGATAGATGTCCGCTGGAAGGCCGAGGCTTGCGTCGGAACTTCTTTGATAGGCAGTCAGTACAAGCTCTCCATCTTCTATCTGAAATTGGACCAGACTAAGACATGGTGCCTGATTGCTTTCCGCTCCTGTAGCACCAAGGAACAGTACATAATTCTTGCTGCTCCTTTTTTCCCTATTGATTTTGCCAATCAACGGCGGCAGTTTTTCGAAATATGTAGGATAGCTGTTGATCAGGATTGAGCCGCAATAATCCCACCAGTTGATTCCAGCCTCACGATACTTGTCGATTTCCCGCTCTCCCTGCATGAACAAGGCAAGCTCACTGCGTAACTTCTTGCGTGCAATAGGATGCCCTTCGAATATGTCAAGCAGATCTCCCGTGGTCAGCGACAGCTGCTCGTTAAGGAGATATCTGATTGTTCCTTTCTTATTGTTCTGCGTCTTCCCGGATGCCAGAATACGCTCAAGAATGCCGTAATACTTATTCATACCTTTTGCCTTTATGAAGCCAAAGGTACTGTCCTATCGCATTACAGAGAACGCGTGCAGGCAAGATTACACTGCATCAGAATTGCAGTCGTTTTGGAGATGCTTTATAAGGCTGTAGACTTTCCTTTCACTGATTGAATACCTGAAGGCCAGGAGAGACACAATATATGTTATCTTTTCGCCCTGGGCCTTCAATGCCGTATAATCAGCGAACATGTCAATGTATCTGACATCATCGAGCCTTATTCCAGCCCGGGACATCCTTTCCAGCAATTCACGGTTGAACCGGAGCACATCTATCACTTTCATAAAATTTGCCTATATTTGCAAAGTCTCACCTACATACACGAATAATGCGAAACACTGCGACAAGGGGTTATGCCCCCGGTCGTGCGGTGTTTCGCATTTCGTGTGAGTATGTGGGTGAGATCTCTACTTACAGGCCGGGGGCTTTTTCTATACCCCCCCCCCGAGTTTCTACAGGTCAAGCCACGAATCGACCGTTGATATAGCCAGAGTCCGGAAACCATTGAATTCAGACCATTCGACTTCATAGTCCGATGATTTCGCGTTGTCCGGTTCAGACAACCGGATAATCTGGTGTGTCTTTATGGCGTCCTCCTCTGTCTGACTGTATCGTGTGCGGATAATCCCGTTGACAAGGGAGTCCCGGCTGTCATCCGCAGCTTCTATGAGTGTTCCTCCGTCATCTTCCGTACCGGTATAGGCATAGGCCATAACCGGGGCAAAGTCTTCCGGAGCATCCTCCGGAACATAATCTGCAACCTCTTCCTCATTCAGATAGGCAATCACATGCCTGTCATCATAACGAGAGAAACTCATTCTTTCCAGATATATACTTCTTCCCATTGCTTTAAGTGAATTTATAAAACTTCTTCCTGTGCTTGTTTGTAAATTCCCGGATAACAGTGGCAAGAGGCAGGTCCTCCCTGGTGAAGTCCTGCTCCGCCTGGTCAATCATTATCTTTGACCCGGAGAACGAATAATGTTCTTCTTCCTCCCACACATATTCGGGATTATCCGTCCCAGGATTGACTACATGGTCTATCTTCCTGTAGCGAATGGCTATCCGCTGTTTAGGAGACCCATCATCGTTCCTCTCTATGACGGAATCGTCAATCTTGTAGTCAATGAGCTGGATGAGCTTGTCATTCTCATTGTCAGCCTCACTGCAAACAAGACTCTCAATTGAAAGCTTCTGCTCCACCTCCATACCTTCGAATGGTGCTTTCCGCTTCCTGTTCTTAATAACTGTTCCAAGTCTTTTTTCCATATTCAATGTTCTAATAAGATTCTTTGTGTCGGCATGCTGGGCAAAACCAATCCGGCTTGCGCACTTCAGCCTGATGTCCTCATCCGCATAACCTTTCTTACGAAGTCTCGCTACCTGCCTGCATAGCCTCTTCTTGTTACGTTTCCGAAGCCGTACATGATCATGATAGAAAACATAACCGCAAATATCGTTTCCCATCCACATGGGGCGCACATTCCATCCTCTGTTCACCTCCAGAAGAAAGTCCCTGGAAAGATGCATTATCGCAAGTTCGGTCATAAGATGAAGGAACGTCTTGTCCCGGTGTTTGATTATGATGTTGTCTGCAAATCTGCTATAATGCCTGAGTCCTTCAGACACATAGGCAGCAAATTTTGACTTCATATATTCGACACCTCCGGCAAGTTCATCTGCTTGGGCCTGCGTTCTGCATGTCAGAAACGAGTCAGTTACATATCTGTCCTGCCAGTAGTTGAATTTGTCTGGATTATCCGCTATGCCAAAGCACCGGAGTGCAATCCGGTCAAATGGAGCGAGGTAAAGTCCAGATAAGGCCTGTGAGAGTTTCACCCCGAGGGGAAGCCCTTTATGAAAGCTGTATATGAATTCGTCCAAAAAATGAAGCTGCACAGGATCCTTTATCTTTCGGTGTATCCTATCAGACATTATACCGTGGTCAATATACTCGAAATAGTGATGTATATCGAGCTGGACGTAATAATACACTTCATCCTGAGTGCTGCTTATCAAGTCGTGCCTTTCCTGTCGGAAAAAATAATGCGTGCCCTTACCGGGAACGCATGCCGGACATTTGGAATAGATTGTGTCAAACAACCATTTTTCCATTGGCAATAATGCAGCCCACTGGATGACATGGTCTGATACTGGAGACCGGTGGACTATCCTGTGCTTTGGTTCAAATACCTCTTTCGGGGAATATGGAGATGTCCGGTGAGAACACGTGGCATACGCAAGGAGAAGCTTCCGGAGATTGTCGTCAAGATTTGCCTCGAACCTTTTTACATACCATCTCCCATGTTTATCTTCAGAATAGCCATAGAAGGCACGCCAGAAGTTCTCCTGCGTCGCTACGTCTTTAGAAATGTGTCCTTTCCGTTTCACGTCGGTGTCTTTTCGGTGTCATGTCGGTCTTGTCTGCTTTCTTGGACATCCTCCTGCCTTCGTCCATCAATGATGTCTACCAGCACTCGAATCCTTTTTTATCTTCCACCGTGGGGTGGGGTCCTGGACCATTTTACGGCAAGGCAGAGACAACAGGCCTTGCCAGAAAGTTGAGCGGGGACCCGTAGTTCGCATTGGCCGTCGAGACACCATTGTTCACATTGAGGTACTCAAGGCCAGCATTGCCACCATTGTCAGCATTGCCACCGACCGCCGGCACACGCAGACCGGAAACGGGTCTCATAAAGGTCCAGCAACCCGGAGCTATCACTAACTCCGGAACAAATATAACACTTGAATATGAAAAAATGTCAAAGAGCTTTCAAAATTCGGCCCCTTACGGGGCAGTGGCGGCACTTCGTGCCTTTGGGTTCTTTGTGTCCTGTCGGACACTCTGTCAGCTTCCCGGTCACCTCGGCATCATGCGGTCACCAGGACAGGCGTCGTGTCCCAGTCCTCTTCTGCTTCGCAGAGCGGGGACCCGTAGTACGCAGCGGCCGCCGAGACACCAATGCTCACACAGAGGCACTCAAGGCCAGCATCGCCACCATCGTCAGCAGCGCCACCGACCGCCGGCACACGCAGACCGGAAACGGCATTGTCGTTATAGAACCCGTCACAATAATATGTACTGGATGTGGCACCCGTAACAGTTGGCACATGACAGAGATTCTGCATGCTCATCTGTTTTGCATACTCCCAGGTGCCGGCCGTCTGCGCAGCTGGTACTGTCGCGACCTTCTTCAATCCTGAAACGGAACTCATGCTGTAGGTTGAATATAGTTTCGGCACAACATATATTTCCCCTGCTCCTCCTGCTATTTTGTTGATCAACTTGCCTCTTTCCCAACGGCCCATATAACCAAACATGTTCTTCAAGCCAAAGAATACTGGGACCTGAACTGTCGACACTGTAGTTCCGTCCGATCCTTTCACCTGATACGAGGATACGCCACAACTGTCAGCCAATTCCACACCTACAGATGTAGGCAGGAAAGGATAATAATTGTATTGCGTTCCGCTCCACCATGTGCCGACACCGGTCACGCCAGAGCCAAGCCCTCCCTGATATAATCCATTGCTGTCCTTGTTGGCATTGTATGCCGTCTGGATATTCCTGGTGCCGAATATGATGCGGAACAGGGCACCCATTGCAGCGTTGTGCGCATACCAGTACGCCTCCCAGCCCTGTCCTTTCTTACGAGCATAAGAGCCGAATGTTTCGGCATTGAGGGATGTCGCCGCCCGGCCGAGCAATGTGTTATACTGCCCGTCTTTGGCCGTATCGTTGTTCCCGCCCCTGTATCTGGCAGTCTCGTTGATCACACTTACCAGTTCAAGGTTGTCCCTGTCCACAACAGACACCCCAAGAGCGGACATGCTCGCGACGGGTATGATATAGTTCTGCCTTCCCGGTATCGGCTTAAGTGAGGCAGCCTCATACCAGTAGTTGCCTTCAACCCAGAAAGCATAATACCATTTGGTTCCCCATCCCCACATGTAATCTCCCATCGAACCGTCAAGTTTCGCTGTCTCACCAGTCGCAAATTTGTAATGGTTTGCAGGGTCCAGTTTCCGCCTTCCGTGGTTCTTGTCCACCAGGTAGCACCCGAGGCCGAGCATGGATGGCAGCTCCCTCAGGTAATCGATATTTCCTACCGCCTCCCCGACAGGACTGCTGTTATTGATGTTCCAGCGCCGACAGGCATAGCCGCCATTGGTGACAACGCTGACAGGCACAAAGCCGAACTTTTTCCCTGATTTACTGTAACCGAGTATCAGGTCCTCGGATTCGACCACCGACAAAGTGTCAAGGGTCGAAAGGTCAATTGTCTCTGCCATATATCATAAAACATTAAATGTCACTTCCGCCATTGCATCAATCGAAACAAACCAATTTCCCATTATGTTCAGAAGCTGCATGAATCCTCCACTCTCACTAAGTATTGATGAAACAGGATCAAAAAGCCCGTTACTGTCTTTGCTCTTTGGATGATATATATTACCAACCAAGATTAAAGGACTGTCCATTTTCGATATACGTGGCCTCGAATAAATGTTTAAAGTTATTCCATCGTATTTATCATCCGCATCCAATTCAATCGTGCAGTCTCCCATATAAATATCATTGTAAAGATTAAAGTTATCTGCAAGATGATGTCTTCCCTTAGAATCAATTGAACAATACTGAGAAACCCCTTTAAACGGGATATTTATAAACCCAGCGAATGTCCCGCTCGTGGCGTTTATATGACCGGTGATGTCTGCGTTGTTGCACTTGAAATATCCTGTAAGGAAGTTCATCAGAAGATTGGGGTCAAATGTCCCACCCGCATCCTTAGGGATATCATAGTTCCCTTCGCCCACCACGGAGGATGTCCCTTTCTTTCCATACTGGCTATACATATACTCGTTGTAGAATACGGCCTTGCCTATAAGCCCAAGCTGCGCCATGATGACCTCATAAAATGCAGCCTTGAACTGTTCAAGCAAGATCCATGTCGCATCCTGGCCGTTTGCAGCATAGTCCGATTGAGGATTCAGCCCCTTGACGGAGGTAGTCTTGTTCATGACATAATACTGGCCGTTATACAGTACGTACGGGGCAATCTGGTCGGTGGCGGTATAAGTCACAGTAGGACTGTATTCCCCATAAGGAACCGGAAGCCTTCCGCTCTTCCCCTCAGCTCCGTCTCTATTGACAGGCACTGTCAAGTCGACTATGTCATGCACATCATAACTGCTTTCCCCGGCCTCTATCTTTACGGATGTCACGTATTTCGGTATGGTATCGCTGCTGACAAGGGAGACGGTAATCTTGCCTTCAGTTGTCACTTGTGCCCGCGATGACCCCGGGAAATTTACCAATACCTTCAGGCATGTTCCGGACGCCACCTCCATGCTATCCTTGCCGGTCTTCCGCCACAGGGTCACGTCAAGAGTGTCCACTTTGGGGATGCCGGCAGCATCGCAGACAATAGGGTTCTGTGACAGGGCAAGATTGTATCCGGTGGCACTCTCCGGATACGGCACAAGGGAATCGTATGTGGAGACCTGCATGCTCATGACTTGCTCGCCGTTATGTGAATGTTCAGCCCGCCGTGCTCATGCACCTCGTCTCCGGTCACTGTCAGTTTCGTTCCGGATGCGGTCCTGACGCTGCTCCCCTCATTGTCGCGTATGGCATAATTGAATGTCCAGCCGCTTTGTACCGTCCTGGATGACCTCGCAAGCACCTTAGGTGTGTAGTCTATGGTGTCGGACTCCTTTATCATATTGCTTGCCTTGGATCTTCCGATGTCGATATAGTACGGGTCATGTGTATCACAGACCTGGATTCCCTTCATGTATGTGGCCCCGTTATGCTCCACACAGGCGAAATACTCCTCCGTGCCTTCTATCGCCCCGTCATACAGTTTAAGGGTCCTGTTGGAGTTTGACAATTCTGTCACCCCAGATACATGGGATACTGCTACAAGACCAGACGCAGTGGCCTTCTTCCAGCTCCATGCGCCGGAAGCCGCGACACTTGCCCCGTTGTCCTGGAGCGATGCGTTGAGTGTAAGATATTCACTGCCGTTGTCTATCACCGTATCATTAAGTCCATCCTCATTGGTGCAGTTTATCAGGATATCGAACATGCTGCCGACACTCTCCCTGACGGAGATTATGGCATGGCAGGTCAACTCCATGCCCTTGAAGGTGGATCTGAAATATATCCCGACATCATTCAGGGAATCTTCATCTGCAAGATTGCCTATGATCTTCAAGGCCGGGAATACCTGGTTGTTCACAGTGTAGGTTGTCTTCTGGAACAACCCACTGTATTTCGATGCCACAGAACCACCTTTCTCCGTGAGAATCTGCGCAGACTCCGAGTCAGGATTGTCAAGATACCACATCTCCTGGCCAGAATCCGGGACAATGAACTTTCCGGAGTTGCTCGAATAACAGTACGGAAAGACCATAATCTGGTTCTTGCTCTGTGTATAATCCGGGGTACATTCCCCTGTAGAGGGATTGTAATACTGGGTGGTACCGATTCCTGCCGGCAGTACAAAATTCATCCCTGGTACTATGGTATCGCCGTCGACAATCGCCTCGAGCGTATCTATTGCACTAATGTCCATATAGCTTTTATATTTATAGATTGAACTTCTCTTTTGCCTCTTCCACTGTCAGCCCTGTTGCTCCATCTGCAATTGCCCTTGCAAATCCGTAGGCCCTGATGTCCTGAGAGGACAGCAGATAATTACCGCTGCCGTCAGTGGACCGGAGGTCCCTCAATCCCAGATCGGCAGCTATACTCTCCGGGACAGAATACATTTTAATCCTCATTCTTTAGGTATTCTTATGGTCATTATTTTCCCGTTCACCAGGGCAATCTTCCCGCCAACAGTGCACGCCCTCAGCGCTGTCAGCTCCTTGACATCGATGCCGAATACCGTGACAGCATCCTTCCTGTTTACCTGTGTGGCCGGCAGCACGACACGTTCCCCATAGCCGATCACATCCTGGCGGGCTCCTGCCTCATTGGTGGTCTTGATATGGGTGATGTCATAGTAATCGGCAGGGGACGTCACCTGACCCTTTGGTGTATCAATGACAGCCCTGACCTCTATCTCTGATGTATCCGGACGGATAAAACGACCCCTCTCTATCGTCTCGCGCTCGTCCCATTGGCCATACCACCTGAAAACCCGTGTCTGTGCATACAGTTTCTGCTCCTGATGTGACTTGTGATATGCCATCACCCGGATTGTCTCCTTGTCTATGAAACGCCTGTCTATAGTCAGGGTCTTAGTATTCTGACCGGAGACATAGAACAGGTCATCTGCCGTAATGCTGCGGAATGACGCACCATCCCTCACCTGCCACAGGTACACCGCGTCTGAGTCTGCAACAATGTCTGACCCGTTGTGCATTGTGGCGGTGATCTTCCTGGTCTGGTTATTCCTGAAAGGGCTTACAGCCATCTTCAGCGCGGCATCAATTTCCAGAGACAGGTTGAACTGGACAGACGATACAGAGGACAATGTCGTGACACATGTCTTCCGGAATGTCTTGCCTGTCCTCGGATCAATGAACGCGCAACTGAAGAACAGGTTTACCGGCTGATCCGGTGCCACATTCCTTTTCACCGTGAGAGTTCCGTAAGTCCCCAATGTGAAGCCGTCCGTCTGGGATGTTATCATCTCCCCTGATTCATCGGAACCTATATACCACCGTGTGTCTACAAGGTCCGAAGAATGGTCACCCTGGTCGAGAAGCCCATCAGGGTCCGTAATCATGAGCCTCGGACGGAGTACAAGCGGGAACAGGCTTCGGTCAGGCTCGTATTCCCCTGTAAGTCCGTTCCTGTTCTGGTTAAGGCTGCCGCCTGCGACCTCCAGCGACAGGGAGACGCTCAACGGCTGATAAAGTATGTAAGCTGATGCTGTCTTCATATTCTCATCTGTTTACTGTGAATGACTGCGTAAGTGTCTCCCCATCCCGGATAGCGACCGTACATCTGAATGCCACCTGCTTCTTGTCAAACCAGTTGCTCGGCATATCTGCCGGAGTGATGTCAACAGTCTCATGGGAGGACGCGTGCTCCGTATTCCAAAGCAGGTCCTCCTGTGTGTTCCCGGACTCCCTGGTCCATTCCACCTGTGAAGCGTCGGTGCTGATGTCCATACTGCCGTGCCTGAGGCGGAACCCAAGGGTGGTATATTCCTGGCCGAAGCGGAAGAACCGTCCTTTCGTACTGGTTATTTCAAGTGTGAAGTCACCGTCACCGGATACGCACACCCATTGTGTGTTGTTCCATTTCGGCGGCAGTCCCACGGTGGCGGCATCTGTGACGCAACGCCAACAGCAGTCCTTATACCACACCTGGTGCTGTATATATTTCCCGTACAGACTGCTGTATCCCTTTATATACTCGCCATCCCCTTTCCAGAGGCCCTCATCCACAATCTCATATACCGGATTCCCCTGGAAATCTATCCTGAGAAGATCCTGAACTATCGCACCCCTCGCAAAAAGGTACGGATGATCATAGTTTATCGGAAGCCCGTTGAACAGTTCAAGATGCTTCGGCCTGCCGAGGCTCAGATAATAGTTGCTCTCCTCAAGTATAGGCTTCGTAACCCCCTCGAGATACATTATGCAACCCTCATAGCTTGACAGGTACCAGCAACTCTGCCTGTCCTTGTCCGTTGCATTACCCCGCCTGCAGATATTCATCCGGGCTGAGGGGGCAAAATTGCGTCCGGCAGGGACTTCGTCATCCGGGTACAGGGCAACTGTAAGCTGATTCGCCGACACATCCACAGCAAGCACCCGGAACCAGCTTGTGAAATAGCTCCCATCCTCGAGCAGGGTGTTGATGCTGCCATAGACTACATCGTTCTCCTTGAAGGCTGTGAAATCAAAATCCCACCGCTTTCTGATGTCAAGGAGGTATGTGCCAGACTCCAGTTCTGTAACCTTGTCTATGGTACCGGACTCCGTGAAGTTGAAATCTCCCTCCTGGGCGGAGAGCCTGTTGATGATGAGCTCCATCACCTTCATGTATGTCCTTACCTCGATGCTCTCCACCTGTGCATTGCCTGCCTTGTCTATACCAGCTCCCTTCCCGGCGGTAATGGAATTGACATACTGCCCTATTTCAAGCCCGGCTCTGGCAGACAGGAGGCCTTCGGACACAAGCCCCTCAAGGAATGTTATCACTCCTTCAGCCGTATCATTATCTGTCCGGCTCAAAGCCCTCCTCGCAATCTCCAGCAGGGTCTTTGACGAACTCATGAGGTTGCTGTCGGTCAGTTTTGTGGTTTCCCAGCTCTTGACGATACCAGGAAGGGATCCTGTAGCAGTCTCCACAAAGCTCCTGGTCTCGCTGATACTGTCATTTAGAGCATCATATTTGCCCTTTGACACCACGTCACTCACCTCTATTGCCATATCCGTCGGACGCAGCACATTGCGGGTTATCTTGGTAATTCGGCTGAGCTTGTATCCTGTCTCCGGGAACTGCTGCGCACTTTCAAGCCTTATACGCTGGCCGAGGGCAAGGGTCAGCCCCCTTTTCTCGATCTCGATATAATCAGTATTCCCTTTGTACACGGAGACATCCTTGCGAGTGTCATCCATATACGCATTCACCGCCTCAAGGTATTCCTGTTCAGCCAGACCGTAATATTCATCAGGCATACGCAGATTCCAGAGTATGTATTTGTCCCCGGAAGCAGGTATGAGCGTATCCCCTGGCACCTGCCGGTCATCATCATAAGGCCATGTCGTTATGATCTCGAATTCCTCTGTATCCGGATGCCAGTTCACCTCAAAATCCCGTCCGTTCAGTTCTCCGGACTGGAAAGATACATGCTTGACCAGTCCGGCTATCTCATAACTGTTCGGGTTGAAGTCCAGCCCGCTGTCCTTGAACCAATAGATCTTGAACGGGGTGCCGTCATCAGATACAGCATCAGACGACCGGACGCTGCTGACCGTTCCGATCCTGCGCGGATAGATGCCTGAAAACGCCTCCTTCTCGTAATGGTGGATAATTCCGTACCTGTCTATGTCCCGGTCCACATATTTGGCCCCATCAGGTAGCTGAAGACGGGTGTACCCGTACTTTTCCGGGTCGATGTTCCTGGTGCTGCCTATAGGGAAAAGCCTGGTAAAAAACTTGACATTGTCAGCGATGTCCCTGTACAATGATGTCAAGCCTTTGTCATAACCGAGAGTGACATATTCACCCCTCTCACACCTGCAAAGGTTCACTGTCGTACCGTCAAACCAGAATTCGGTACCGGCCGAGTCAGCAAGTGCGGACAGGCCCTCATTGCAGTATGTCCCTGCATAGTCTATCACAAGGTTCTCGGACTGGACACATTCTCCGGCCTTCCAGTCCGTAGTGCCCATACCGGCATTGATGCTGTCCACAATGAGCTGCAGGTGTTCAGATGCAGGTGCAGTAAGAGAAAACTCTGTCTCGTTCTCTCCATCCACAAGTTTTACGACAAGGAACCTGCTTACAAGGCTCTGTATCCCGTATAATTTAAGACTGTACTTCCATTCGACTGTAGATACCTGTTCAGGGATATACCGTTCCACGGCCCAGAACCGTTCCCCACAGAAATCCACATAGTCATTCACATCAATGCGGATGCACTCGTATGATCTGAACGAAAGGGACAGGACATTGTCCCCGTGGAGCGTCACCTGCTGTGAGCTTGACTCATCACAGGCGGCCTCCATACGGAGAGCATTATCCTTGTCATATATCTTGAGTGCCATCATTCAATCTGCATTAAAATGTCATTTGAATTCCGTTTGAACGGCCTTTAATACGCAGGGAGCGGTTCCCTGAACTTGACTTTGAAACTTGCATATACCTTACCTTCGAATCCGGTAAGTTGTGTCCACCTGCTGCAACTGACATAGAACACCTTGAAGGACTGGCCAATGTCCGCAAGCCTCAATGTCAGCCACCCGTCTGTCCCTGTGCGGAGGGCTGTGATGAAAGCTTTCCTCCTGACAAAAAAATCAGTTTTGTCATCGGCTTCAATGGTAAAGCGGAGTTCAATATCCCTTGCCTTGAGAGCAGTGACAAGTTTATCAGGGTATTTCTCCCCGTCATGCTCCCTGAAATCGACACAGGTATGGCCTTTTGACTCTGCAGGTTTCATGAGAGAATTGTAGTTCTCCATATCACCGGGATTCTCCTCCGACAGGAAAACCCCGTATGTATCGTATGCATCAAGATCATTGATGAAAAAAAGTCCTTCCAATATTTCCATATCATCTCGCTTTTACCCCATCACGTATTATGACAGACATATCCGATCTTATTGCCCTGAGTTCAGCAAGGCTCCCTGCAGTATTGGATTCTATATTCCGGAGGCAGTCAAGACCTTCGGACATGTCCTCGCCCATCCCGTCAAGCGTGGTGTCCATGCTTGCCCAGTGTATCTGGCCGGAAGTGAAAAGTCCCTCCAGTTTGGTACCCTGTTCCTGGGTCATCGTCTCAAACGATCCGGCCTTGCCTGTCTGAGAAACAGTCCCGTCGTTCCAAATATCGAAACCTTTCTCCGCAGCCTTCTCCTGCCATGCTCGCATCCATTCAAGTGCGGCATCAGCATTGTCACTGATATTGTCATAGAACTGGTCAAGAAGATCCATGGAATCCTCCGTTATATCCTTTTCGCTTTTCCCGCTGCCATACAGCTCCTCCAGATCTTTCTGCAGTCTGTCGAACTCGTCAGCGAAATAAAGGGAATAGGCAAGTTGCTCCCCCAGGTCCTCGAAAGTATCACCGACACTGCCAGCGAATCCCTCAAGGACACCTTTGCTTCCGTCAATAGCGGCCACGACAGAATCCAAAATGCCATCACCAAGGCCACCGTATGTTTCCTGCAGATAGTCATGCAATGCTTCCTTGGCCTCCTCCATGACATCATTCAGGTCAAGGAGATTTTCCAGGTATGCACGTGTCTCATCAGACATTTTCCTGGTGTCAAGGATTGTCTGGAGCATCACCGTGTCAAGTTTTCCACTCTCGTCGATCAGTTCCGGATATACCTCGAGTATGCTGCTGTACACATCCCGACCCTTTCCCCATCCGAACAGTCCTGTCTTTTCATGACCAGTAACTATTGTTGCACTGCCGAGGCCGTTGAGATATTCGTCATAGGCACTGCGGGCATTGTTATATCCGGATCCTGGACGCCTGACACTGGAACTGCTCCCTATACCGCCGGATCTGCGGTTGCCGTTCAGTCCCGAATTCCTGAGTGCATTGTCGAGATCCTCCTGAGCCTGCCTGAACACCTCCAGGGCATTGGCCGCCTTCAGGATCTGGCGTTCACCAAATATGGTTGATGCCTCCTCCAGAAGCAGGTTCTGCTCAAGCAGAAGAAGGTTGTACTGGCGCTGGAACGACAGCCTGGCATTTTCAATCTCCTTCAGGGCCTCTGCATGCCGGTTCGCCGCCTCTATTGCGGAAGTCGCGAATTTGGCGATCTCGCCGACTGCCGCTCCGACAGCCCCTATTATGCCTCCTTTGGCAAAGCCTTCCCCGATATTGGCTACGGCACCGAGTACCTGCTGCGTCCCCTCCATGGCATCGGCCACGGCATCGTTGCCCATAGCCTCGAACATGTCCGAGAGTTCCCCGGCAGCATCAGACGCGGCATCGCCGATAGTCCCTATGGCCCCGGATATGTCATCAAGGTCTTCCGCACCCTTAAGTTTCGCGAGTCCCTTTTCAAATGTCTTGAATATATTGGACCATTTGCTGCTTCCGCCTGAACCTCTGTTCAGTAACCCGTCAAGGGCCTTCTTTACCTTGCCCAGTTCCTCCGGACTGTTCTCTATGGCCTCAAGCTGCTCCGGCGTTATGAATGTGATACCGTCCGCATCTCCGCTGCCCGAAAGATACTCCTTCAGCTGCCGGGCCTGGGAGATGAGTTCCTTCAATGAATTGAATGACATTGAAGACCAGTCCCCGAAAAGCCTCTTGAAGAAGCCGCTGTCCTCTGTCGTACTACGAGCTTCGGTATCGTTTATCCCCTGTATTCCATCTTGTATCTTCTGTCTGGCAACCTCTATGGCCCGGTCGATTTCTTCCGAATTGGCCTCTGTCCTCGCAGCCTCCAGCGCAGCAATATCCTTGTCCCCCTGTTCCTTTATGGCAGTCCGCTGCGCTTCATAATCCCGGTACTTGTCAAGAAGTTTCTGAAGTTCGGACTCGGTCTTTTGCAAGCGTTCTTCTTCATCACTCCTCTCCTGGGCATCTATCTGGGCAAGACGGTTGCTGTAGACCATTCCGGCTTTTGCAGTCTGGGTTGCCGCAAGTGCTTTTGTTCGTTCTTCAGCACCTACGGGAACAGCCACTCCCGCCTCGCGCAGTTCTGCGTACAGGGCAAGCCTCTCCTCCAGTTCCTGACGGATACGAGCCTTCTCCTGTTCGAACTCCAGTTCAGCTTCCTTCCTCTCCCTCTCATACCCTTCTTTCATGGCCTTGACAGTCATCTCGGATACATCTGTCTGCGCATCAGCCTCCATCTTTGCAAGTCTTTCCGTCAGTCTCTTCTTTAGATCCTGGGATGAACTCACATCACCACTCTCAATATCTTTGTCTGTTTCTATCCCGGCATCGTCCAGTATGTCGGCAGCCTCCTCATCCAGATAGTTTGCCGCATCAAGATATGTGTTACCGGCATCCATAAAGGTCTTTATTCTGGATTCGATTTTATTCTCTATCTTGTCCTCAAGGGAATTCACCTGATCATTCCAGTAGTTGTAATTGGAAAGGGACGCCTTCAGTTGCCTTTCATAAAGAGGGTTCCCGATAAGGTTGTTTGCCTTGAGATAGGAGAGCCTCTGGTTATATTCATTGGCATAATACGCCCTGTTGTTTCTTGCCGTATCAAGATCAGAGTATGTCCCAGAATTCTCTGCCTTTATTTCTATAGCCTTCTGATACTGTTCTTTGGCCAGTTCCATGCCAGCCAGTGCAAGAGCCCTCTTCTGTATTGATTCAACGAACCTGTCTGCATTGTCGATAAAAAGATTGTCGGCATCATATATGTCGGAAATTACGGCTCCTGTCTTCTCAATTTCATCCTTATAGTCCGTAAGAAACTTCTGCTTTTCCTCGGCATTGTCACCGATTGCCCTGTACGCTCTCGCAAGTTTCTCGAAATTGGCTATCTGTCCCGCCAGGTTCTCCGCATCGATGGCCTCATGCATTGACCCGATGGCGTCAGTGACACTGTCGATGGCTTTCTTGCCTTTGAACAGATCCGATACCCACCGCACAATCTCATCTCCGTACATGACCAGGAGCATGATGCCTGTAGTGAGTGCCGTCTGCCAACTGAACAGGGAGGACAGGATCTGCTTCCATACGGGAACGCCTTTCTTCCCGGATTGTACGAGCTCGTTGTATTCTTTCTTTGCCCTGGCCAGCTCATCGGTGAAAATTGGCAGGTTGTTTGAGATTGCCAGGAAGAAAGTCTGCGGTCCCATTGCCAGCGCAGGCATCTCCCTTGCAATCTGCTGGATGCTGTTATGCAGACCGTTATATGTACTTTTCACCTTCTGGGCATCAGGTGGTACCAGAGGGGTTCCGGATACGGTCTTGCCGAGTTCAGGGTACTCCTTTTCAAGAGCGGCCACCTCCGCCCTAAGTTCGGTAATCTTCTTCTTGAGGGTATCAATCTGGGCAGTGTTCACGGAAGAATCAATACCTGAGGACAGTTTCTTCCCCTGCAGCTTCTCCACTTCCTTTTGGAGCGCCGCAACGGTGGCCCTGGTGGAGTTGTATTTCGCCCGCACTCCATCAAGATTGCCTGACATCCTGTCAAGGCCTTCCTCTGTCCTGTCCCTCAGAAGGAACTCGATCTCTACCGGTTTCATTCTTCCGCTTTATCGTTTTTCAACATTGACTGGAAGAAGCTGACTGCATCCTTGCCTTTCTTCCTTCTCTGTTTCTTCTTTCTGGTCTCGTCCTTGCCTGTATCGGCATCCGTTTTGGCCGTTTCATAATGAGGCGCATCCGCAAGCATCATCCGCAAAGCCGGATAATTGATCTTCCACATGATATCGCGGACACTCCAGCCCGTGGCAGTGGCAATCTGCCATATAGTTCCGAAGGGGCTATGGGAACCGATGAACCGGGTTCTTAACTCTCCCTTCCCGTCTGGCTCAGTCTCGGCTTCATCGGATTTGCCCTTTCCACCGACCTGATAATATTCCTGAAAGACTTTGTGCTAAGCAGACCCCTGAACATGAGCCCTGCACCGAAGATATACCTGTCATCGCAACGCCATAGTATGAGCCTGGAAAGCAGCTCGGAAAACAGATATCCTGACAATGGTCCGCGGCATATCGCCAGTGAAACGAGCCTTGCCATGTCTCCGCCGTGTTCAGCCATGAATTCGGCCTCCTGTCCCTGGTTGAAATCAGCCATTTCATCGTATGTGACACCGAGACCGGCATATATCTTCGACATCCTGACAAGGGTCCCGAGAAAAGGCCGTTTCATCGTGACCCTCAATATAGACACCCGTTTCTTCCTGAACGGTATCTTTAATGAAAGAAGAGGCAGGGACACCCCGACATCAAGGAGCGCCTCTGCCGCCTCTATCTCCACAGTCCTGTCCATCATGCTCCTGCGCTCTGGCTGAGGTTAAGAGTCGCCTTCTTGCTGCTGTCAGCCTGAAGCGTGAATTCGACTGACCCGCTCTTCTGCTCTCCGGAATTCTGTTCGGTCTTCACCACAACAGTACCGTTGTTCTTCACTTCAACAGTGAACCCGTCAGGCACAGTCCCGACCTTGAATGGGCCGGTCGCGTCTATGGTAGCTGTCTTTTCGCCTCCGGAAGACTCGAAATTCAGAGTCTCAGGATTGATGCTTATTGCCGGCTCTGTCGGATACATGCAGCCCGGGGATCCTCCGCTTGCCGGGAGTTCCATCTCCATCTCGCATTCGATTCTGAGAGGGTCGTCCCCACCCAGAGTTCCTCTTATCGCCCCGTCAAGGGATACATTGTAGATTTCTATAGTCTGGCCTGTGCCGGACAGGATCTTCAGCGGGCCTTCCAGCATCACTGAATCAGAAGGGAAATTCCACTTCTCCCCGGACACATCCCCTCCCATGACATCCGCACAGTTCTGCGGCAGAAGTTCAATGAGGTTGAATGTGATCACATTGGTCGCCGCTTTCTTCTTAATCTTCTTTACCGGTGCATTACGCTTCTGGGCCGCCCAAATTCTGATATACTCCGCAGCGTCTCCGCCCCAGTCGATACCGTCTTCAGACACATAGCCGATCTTTTTGTCGTTGAATACAAGTGCGTCAAGCAGCACAACTATTCCATCGTTTTCTTTTGCCATTGCTAAATCTGATTATGAAATAAACTTCCTTATGATAATTCTGGCGAAAATCATCACCAGTACTCCAGATATGAATCCGGAGGCCAGCCATCCGAACCATCCGCCGCGCCGTCTGGTTTCCGTGACCTGTACGGTTTCGGTATCAGATGCGGATTCAGATGTTACAGCCGTGCTGTCTGCCGCCCTCGTGGACAAAACATTGTGCAGACTGTCTATTTCAGTCTCGCTCCTGTTCAGACGTTCCTCATAATACCGGCACAATCTTGCAATGGAATCGCACCGGCTTGTAACGGTTATCCCGTCTGATGTCCTGCGGACTGTCAGGGAAGACCTGCCCGACGATGTGCTGTACTCGGCCCCTTCCGGCAGATTATGGAGGCTCTCCTCCGTCAGTTCCATCGATGCTACCGATTCCGGCACAGCTTCCATCATCAGTTCCGTCCGGATCTGCACCAGGCTGTTCCCCCTGAGCGTCCTGCGGCTCCATTCCTGTTCCATACTGTCCCGCACAGACGTCCTGCTCTCTTCCAGACGCTTCTCCTGTCCTGTCCTTTCCGACATTGCGGTCTTCTGTACTCCGCATCCGGTCAGCAGCACGACGGCCAGCAGTAATATTGCTTTTGCGTTCCTTCGCATTCCGTTCTTTACCGTTAATAAGTTTCCTGAGCCTCTCGATTTCCTTGGTGAGATTGGTCAACTTCAGCAGCATCGCCTCCTGGTTCGCCTTAAGCTCCGCATTCTCGACCCGCAGGTTTATGTTCTCGTCAAGAATCTTCCGGTTCTCGGAACTCAGCATGTTTATCGAAGACTGGAGCTGGGACAGCATGTCGTTGTTCCTTTTCCTCCGCCCCGCAATCCATGTGACTATGCCTCCGAGAAATCCGCCCGGAAGGGCGAACCGGAGAAAGTCCATCAGGAAATCCATTGCCATACTGTCCATAGCCCGTTCTTTACATTACTGGTTTATACCTATACTTTTCAACCATCCCTGCACATCGAATGACGGGCAGGCTTTGGCCGCAATCTCGTTATGTCCGATAATCCTGACATCAGGAAAAGACTCATGAAACCTGCGTACATATCCGGCCATAGATTCAAGCTGCGCCCTGGTCCTGGTATCCTTCGGAGTCTTCCCGTCAGAAGCCAGCCCGCCGGCATAGACAATATGCCTTGACATTGTATTGTATCCTTTGGCCCCGTTAGTTATCTCCCAGGGATCGACATTGGAGTCTTCGTTGTTTTCCACGAGACGTTCCACTGTCCCGTCAAGATGTATCAGATCTGTATATCCCACCTGCTTCCAGCCACGCCCTCCCTTGCTTACCGGGTCAGTGTGCCATCTGCGGATCTCTTCTGAAGTCACGTCACGGCCTTCCGGCGTGGCTGTGCAGTGGATAACAAGATATTTGAGTCTGGCTGCCATTACTGACCTCCGTCTTCAGGGTCAGTGCCCTGGCCTCCTGCAGCCGGGGTGCCCTGGATTATCGCCATTACACCCTTGCTGTCAGAGCGCATGATGCGTCCGCCAGCCCTGACAAGGAATGAATAGATGTCCCCGTACCAGGTCGGATCCCCCTCGTTCTCGAAGGCATTAACCTCTCCGAGGGCACGGCATACGCTCTGGTCATGCCATGCAAGACCTGCAGCGAGGTCCGTCGCTGCACCGGTTTCAGACCATGCCTTCTTTGCCTTGGCATTGGTATAGACACCGACCTTGCTTCGCATCATCACGTTGAATGAGAAAAGTTTTCCGAGCACACCGTTCTGTGCGTCAGCAGATGCAAGGAATGCAGTGTTCTCGTTTGCAGTGAGCGAATCAAGCAGCTGCGAATACATCTGCGCATCCAGAAGCAGGTAACGCCCCTCTTGAGGGATATCCTCCTCATTGAATTTTGTCATGAGGGCAAGCACATCGGCCTTGCATAGGCCGTTTCTCTTGCCGGTTGCATCCGGTGTATACGCATCGACCTCGGCCCCCGTGGTCACGACACATCGTGCGGAATCCGGAGACCAGTTGTAGATGAAGTCAAGCGCGACGGCATCCATCAGCTTCAGCTTGTCATTTCGGAGGACTGACTCCCTCTTGTTGTAGCTGAGCTCCGACTGATCGGCATTACTGATATGAACCGGATCCGTTGTGTACTCATCGAGCGTGAACGTGATATCGGTATCAGTGCGCGTCTTTACGGATGCCGGCTTGGTTTTCCTGTTCTTCTCAACCCCCGATGCGGCACCGGCATTAGGAATATGCACTGTCTTTCCCTGCAGGACATATTCATCGGCATTGAATGCCTTGGACATGAATGAATTCGAGGCAAAAAGGCCCTCGACTATCGTGCCCATCCAAAGTTCTTTCTGAATTGCCATTCCTATAATGATTTATGGTTAAACTTTACTCCTTCGGCTCCACTCCGAATCTCTCCTTGAATTTGCTCCTGTAGATCTCAGGGGACAGGTCCTTGAGCCTTGCGAGCTTTTCACCCTTGTCGAGTTCATTCCAGCTCATCTTCGACAGGTCGGCAAGTTCCGTGTTTTCAGTTCCGGAGGCCGACTGTATCTGGGCTTGTACTGATTTCCTTGCCGGGATAGACTCAAGCATCGTCTTCGCTCCGGCAAAGTCCCGGTCAAAAAGGGCAAGCAGAGAATCACGCCCTTTCGCATCATACCTTCCGTCCCTGATAGCGGCGTCGACCAGTTCAACTGCCTCCTTCTTCTGGGACTCCTTCTTCTCTGTGTTGATCCTGTCTATCGCATCAGTCAGAGTCTTGTTCTCTGATTTGAGTCTGTCGCGGTCCTTGATGATCGAGGACACCGCATCTGCTATCGACTGCTCGTTGGCATCGTCACGCAGATTCAAAAGTTCTGTCAACTTTCCCATCTTGTTTCTTTTTTGGTTATGGCTATGTTCATCCATCAGCCTGACCAGGTCCGCTCCCTTGTCCATGCTGATGATCTTTCCGTCCTTTCTGTCATAGAACGCCAGGGCATTATGGTTCGCCCCGATTGTCACTATGCTCGCCTCACGCACTGTCCACCTGGTGACTGTCGGCCCGGTCTGTCCCGGTGCCATGAGGTCATACGCATCGCTCGTCTCCTCCGGTGGCCATGCCCCTATGGAAGCCATCCTGATGAAATCCTCGTCAACTTTCCTCATCACCTCTGCAGCCCTCGGATCGCTTTCATCAAACACCGCATCGGCGAGTATGCGACCTCCCTCTATCCTGATATTCTCCCATCTGCCTATCGGCATAGACCAGTCATCATGGTTCAGAAGCATCACCGGGTTCTTCCTGAACTCCTCCAGATTGGCCCCGGAAGTGAGCATCCTGAACCCGTATGTATTCACTGACTCGTCATGCAGTGTGAATGTCCGTATCTTTCCCATCTTCTGTCCGTCTGTTTTGCGCAAAATTGCAGTGGTTTATTCGCCCTGACAAATCGGGATGCAACAGACTGCACTGCCGATGTAAATAACAACATCCCAGTGCTGTTGTTTACATTCAGATTATTCTTTCAGCCCCGGCAGATATACTTTTGTAAGTCAAATGATACTGATATGGGAGATAAACTGACATCAAACCAGAAGAAGGAATGGGCGAAACTCATGTTCCTGAAAGAGAATCTGACCCAGCAGGAGATAGCCGACAGGGTGGGAGTCTCCAGGGCCACGGTAAACCGCTGGGCAAAAGACTGGGAAGGACTTAAACTGAACCTGCTGCAGACAAGGGAGGAAAGGATAAACTCCACACTCCAGCAGCTTGACGAACTCGACAGGGCAATAGCCTCCAGGGATCCGGGGAAAAGATTCCCGTCTGCAGCCGAAGCCGACATACGCAGAAAACTTACTGCAGACCTCGAAGCACTTGAACAGGATGCGTCAATCCGTGACATATATAATGTCTCCAGAGGACTTCTGGACTGGCTCCGAAAAGCGGATCTTGAAAAAGCCAAGGAACTCAGCGACTGGTTCGATGCCTACATAAAGGAGAAGATGAAATGAGCAGGGCGGATGACAAGAAGGCGTTCAACGAATGGAGGGAATACCATTCATCACTGAAACGGGACAGCGGCACCGATGACCTGAGTCCGGCGGAAAGGATAGCGAAACTCCAGAAACTGGAGAAAGATCCTGTGCTGTGGATGCAGTTCTTCTTCAGGGAGTATGCGAAATATCCATTCACATCATTCCACAAGAAGGCCATCAGGAGAATAACATCAAATCCGGAATGGTACGAGGTACTTTCATGGTCAAGGGAACTGGCTAAATCAACCGTCGTATTCATGTGCGTTATGTACCTTGTGCTCACAGGAAGAAAAAAGAATGTACTGCTGATTTCAAACAGCCATGAAAACGCAATCCGGTTGCTTGACCCGTACAGGACATCATTCGAAAGAAACTCCCTGCTGAAAGCATATTACGGGGATCTCCGTGAATACGGAAAATGGACAATGGACGAGTTCAGCCTTACAAACGGGGCAGCATTCAGGGCGATAGGCGCACTCGAGTCCCCACGTGGTACCAGGAAAGATGCGGTCCGGCCTGATACTATCCTGGTGGACGATTTCGATACGGACCAGGACTGCCGCAACCCCGACACCCTGAAAAAGAAATGGGAATGGTTCGAGGGGGCGTTGTTCCCGACAAGGTCCGTCAGTGATGACATGCTTGTGGTATTCTGCGGTAATATCATAGCTCCTGACTGCTGTGTAAAAAGGGCTGGGGAAAAAGCTGACCACTGGGATATCGTGAACATACGAGACAGCAGCGGTAAGTCGACATGGCCAGAAAAGAATTCGGAGGAGCGTATAGACAGGATCCTCTCAAAAATAAGTACCAGGGCCGCTCAGCAGGAGTATTTCAACAACCCGCTGTCAGAAGGGGACGTGTTCAAGGAAATGATATGGGGGAAATGCCCTCCGCTGTCAAAGCTCCGGTTCGCGGTGGTATACGGAGACCCTGCACCGTCCAACTCGAAGAACAAGGCCACTTCTTACAAGGCATGTTTCCTCATCGGATACTATGACGGACGGTTCTATGTATATACCGGCCGGCTCGACCATGTTGTGAACGAGGAGTTCGTCCAGTGGTACTATGACATGAGGGACTACTGCGGAGGAAAGACGCAGCTATATAACTACATTGAGAACAACAAACTGCAGGATCCTTTCTATGAGCAGGTATTCGTGCCTCTGTTCAATGAAAAGGGCAGGACAATGGGGTTCATTGGAATAATTCCGGACACCAGGGCGAAGCCGGAGAAATTCGACAGGATTGAAGGCAATCTCGAGCCGCTGAACAGGCTCGGAAAGCTGGTACTGAACATAGACGAAAAAGACAACCCACACATGAAACGGCTCGAGGAACAGTTCAAATTGGTAAACCGGTCCATGAAATCCCCGGCAGACGGCCCTGACTGCATAGAAGGCGGGGTATGGATCATCAACCAGAAAATAGGGACGCTTTCATCCGATTCCTACAGCATCGGACATAAATCAATCAACAAAAAGAGATACTGATATGGCATTCATTACACCGGAAGAACTCAAGACACATCTATACAAGGAGAATGTGGATGTTATCAGCAGAGAGGACGATACAATCATCACTGCCGCTATTGATGCAGCCATACAGGAAGCATGGGGATATCTCGGCAGTTACGACCGGGACAAAATCTTCTCCGCGAAAGAGGATGAACGGAACCCTCTGCTCCTGATATTCGTCAAGGATATCGCCGTATGGCATTTCATAGACCTGTGCAACGCCGGAACCGAACTGGAGCTCAGGCAGGACAGATATGACAGGGCGATATCATGGCTGCGCCAGGTACAGAAAGGGGAAGTGACCCCTTGCCTGCCAGTAATAGACAATGACGGGGACGGGAAACCCGACACCGCAGGGCAATACCTGTTCGGCAGCAATCCCAGGCGGTCACAGCATTTTTAATCGGATACAAATATGGAAGACACAAGAAAAGACAACAGGAAGGGCAATACTCCTGTAGTGAACCAGATAATAATCAAGGCACCGCTGCGCAAAGTCTCCGATGTCGGAACGTGGCGTGCCGCCCTGCGTGCTGCCGATGCCGGAAGACCAGCATCCCTATACAATCTTTTCGAGGATATCATGATTGACGGGCTCCTGAGCGATGCGGTACAGAAAAGAATCGATGCGGTGACAAATGCTGAACTGACATTCCAGGATGCATCAGGAGAGGAGGTACAGGAGATTTCAGATCTCATGGACAGTACCGCATGGGAGACTCTGCTGACAGAAATCATCAAATGCAAGATGTACGGCAGGTCCGGAATCGAACTGACTTTCGGTCCGGACGGGATATCCGCTTTCGCGATACCGGCAAAGCACATCGATCTGCGCACCAGATCAATCCTGATCCGGGAGAACGACCTTTCAGGGATACCGTATGAGACAGATCCGCAGCTCATAATCCTGGGACAGGATCTTGACTGGGGACTGCTTCTCAAGGCCACGCCATACGCCATATACAAGCGCGGAGGTTTCGGAGACTGGTCCCAGTGGGTGGAACTGTTCGGGATGCCACGCAGGGTTGGAAAATACAACGCCTATGACCCGGAAAGCAGAAAACTTCTCGAAGAGGCATTCGACAAGGCAGGGTCAGCCCCGTGGATGGTAGTACCGAAAGAGACGGAAATCGACACCGAGGAATCCAGTTCCGGAAACGGTAGTTCGTATGACCAGTTCAGGAAGGCCTGCAATGAAGAGATCCTGATAACTATCCTCGGCCAGACCCTTACTACCGTCCAGGGCGACAAAGGGGCCCGGTCTCTGGGTGAGGTCCACAAGGAGGTGGAGGAAGGCAAGAACAAAAGCGACCTCCGTTTTGTCCAGAGAGTGCTTAACAGCAAGGTACTGCCACTTCTGGAGTCCAGAGGATATCCTGTAACCGGCGGCAAGTTCATCTTCCCTAAAGCCGTTGAACAGCTTTCAGTCTCGGATTTGGTCAGTCTTTCAAGGATTATGGACATCCCTCAGAGCTTCCTGCACGAGAAATACTCCATCCCTGTACCACAGGACGGCGAACCGGTCGCAGGAGAGAAAACAGGGGAACCGATTGAAGGGGTGCTGATGGATTCCGGTGACGCCGACATAAAGAATGCTGACCGGTCTCTGCTTGCCAGGCTTAAAGATTTTTTCGTGAAAGCCCCGCAGGACGGGGCATCAGATGGCAGAACCCCCATCAGGATGACTGACGGGGACACTTTGCAGGAAAGGCTCATAAATGCCGTATATGGCGGCGAAAACTACTGGAATACAGAACTGTTCGGATTCATAGCGAAAGACCTTTTAAACGCCGTTCAAACATCATTCAGACAAATTCTGACCAATGCCGACATCACTTATATGGCTTCAGATGACGCCTTCTCTCTTGCTCTGGAACAGAACATATTTCATTTCTCCGCTGCCAAGACCCTGGCCGAACTCCAGGCCCTCAATGATGCGTTACGCAAAAGCGGAAGCTATGACAAATTCTCAAAAGAAGCGGAAAGCATCTGCGACACTTTCAACCGCAGGTGGCAGAAGACAGAATATGAAACAGCCGTCCTCACTGCGGAAGCCGCCAGCGACTACCGCAGGCTCATGAAAAAGCGTAACCTGTTCCCATTCTGGAAATATGTCACTGCAGGGGACGACAGGGTCAGGGAAGAACACCGTGCACTCGATGGAGTCATACTGCCGTTCAATGATCAGCGTTGGGACAGGATTTTCCCTCCGAACGGTTGGAAATGCAGGTGTCATGTATCACCGATGATGCGTCATGAAGTGACAGAGAATATGCTGGAGGAGTCCCGTAAACGGGTCGATGAGTACTTCAGGACATACGACTGGCAGATGGCCGAACAGTCCGGCTGGGGCATCAACCGGGGCAAGAGGGCAATCATATTCGATGAGAACCAAATGTATATCCGCAAGTTCCCGGGAATGGCAGCCAAATACATGAACAAGGTAAAACCGTCCGACTGGGGGCTTGAACCGTCGCTGAAAAAACTTACCGGCAATGGCCGACCTGATCTGGAGCCATATACCGGTACTGCAGAGTCATGGTGGGACGGACATTCTGTCATTGTTGACGGAGAGACAGTACTGCAGGTAAAGGACCGGGCGGGCCGCGCCTGGTATATGAAAAAGTCAGACTATGATATCCACACCTCCGACATCAAGAAAAAACGCGCCTTCAGGAAAGATCTTCTTGGATGTATCAATGAAGTTCTGGGCGATCCAGACGAAGTATGGCTATCCAACGAGTACAAGGACAGGGACAATCCGGAATCAAGACTGAACAACTGGATATCCATAAAATACTATAACGGCAGGGCCATAGCCTGCATCTGCAAGCTCGAGGGGGAAAGAATGGTGTTCAAGTCCTGGTACGAGCTCAAGGATCCGAAAGTACGCCGTGGGATACTGGTATTCAGAAAATGAAAAAGCACCGGAATCCGGTGCTCATTCTCAGGTTTCCTCCAGACGGGCTGTCCATGCGATTAGGCCCCGGTCCGTGCCCCACCTCCTGCAGGTTGTAAACAGCTACCTTATGGCCCGTCTGAAGACATTGCAAATATAATGATTTTTTATGGACATCAAAGAACTCGACAGATATCTCCGGTCTCTACCGGACAGGATACTTCCTGAAGCGGCAGAAATAATAGCCGAAACCGCCACGGAGTACTACCGCGAAACCTTCCGGAAGAAGGCCTTTGACGGCAATCCATGGGCTCCGGCCAAAGTGCAGAAAAGGACTGGCTCGCTGCTGATCGACTCCGGTGCCATGATGAACTCCATCCGGGCATCCTCGGTCTCTCCTGAAAAGGTGGTCATATCAGCCGGGAACGACAAGGTGGAATATGCCAGAGTGCATAACGAGGGATATTCCGGTCCGGTGACAGTTCCTGCCCATACAAGACATACCAGGCATGGGGATGTTAATGTCCGGAAACACACAAGGAATGTCAGCATACCGCAGAGACAATTCCTCGGAGACTCAAAAGAACTGAACGACAGGATCCATGACAGGTTGGAAAAATTCATTGAATCACTTGAAATCTGAAAACAATGTATAAAGAACTTTTTACTTTAGTAAGCGACAGACTGGAGAAGGAAGTGCCGCAGTTGCACTGGATTGATGCCGAAATGGGCCAGCTTTCATCAAGAGGAGGCACAAGGCCTCCGGTCGCGTTTCCTTGTGCACTTGTCGAAATATCATATACATCATGTGATACCCTATCCGGAGGGAAACAGCGCATAACTGCGGAAATACAGTTGAGAATCGGATTCAACATCCCCGGACCGACCAATTCCAATGTCCCGGACAAATACAGGGATATGGCACTTTCATATATGGATGTGCTGGACAGAGTGCATCAGGCGATGCAATGGTGGGATGGAGGACGCATGTTCAATCCCATGAGGAGGATCAGGGCCATCCCTGAAAAAGGGAGTGCCGGATTCAAGACATGGCTGATAACTTACAGCACCTCATTCCTGGAGTGATCAGTTCCAGTCGAAACCCGGGAACATCATTCTGAGTTTCCGGCTGCCTGTCTTTGAATCGCACAATGACCTGAAAAAGTCATTATTCTCCATTATGGCATTGGTAACGGTTCTTTCGTCCACGAAGAACTCGTTTTCAGACAGGAGCCTGATTGTATCATCGAATCTCCGGCGCTTAAGTTCGGTCCAGTAATAATATCTGGCCACAAGCACCCTGTTGCGCTTCATGATACGGTCATGCCTGTTCACAAGAACCGGGGCAGGAGCCGCCATACGGGGAACCCTGCGAACATCCTGCCTCTCGAACTGTGGCAGGTCGAACTCTGTGAACGGTAATGACATCTGGATTGGCATGCGGTAGATTTTGTGCAAATGTAACAATAAAAAGTGTACCGGGAATCGCTGGCGACTGATTTCCAGCGGTTCCCGGTACACTTCGACATATAAGCCAGTCAGACTGTCAGCTCCCCTTCAGCATCATCCTTCCCAGGGACGAATGCACTAACAGTGCTGATGACCTGGCATGTGACCTTTACCCGTCCAGACCCGTTGCATGAAGTACATTTGAACGGCTGACCATCCGTATAGATGACGCCTTTCCCTCCGCATTCTTTACAGACCGCGACTCTGGTCGGCACATATCGGACCGATGATTTCATCGGATCAAGCTTCATCACCTTTCCCATCGTTCTCCTCCTTTTCTTTTGTTTTACCGGCAGTACGGCCAGGAGTATACACGAAATCTGTATTAATCCTGGTCATGGATGTAAACTTGAGTTTGAATCTGTCCGTTTTGAGTTTACTTTTCAGCATTGTATGTATTGCCTGGTACAGTTCTATCCTCATCTCCGGAGCAGTCATCTTACGGCTCGGTTCATACATCCCCTGCAGTATCACAGGCTTGAATCCTGGCTTCTCAAGCCTGAAAGTGGCATAATACAGTCCCTGCTTTCCCATAATGACCTCCTATGCTTCTGTCATGCCGAGTGGAATAGGTTTCCATATCCCGTTGGCATCCTTATATTCGGCCCTGATATATGTCTTCGAAATGGCCGGGCTGTAAGCCTCTTCGATAATCTTCACACCTTCCATGAACCGCGCATCACCGGTCTCCTCCGCAATTTTCCTCAACTGTATTATACGGGATGCTTTCAGTGTACCCTTCTGGTCTTTTGCCAGTAGTTTCATGACCATCCCTACCAGGGCTCTTGACTTGTCATCGGTCGCAAGGGACTCGATATACTCCCGGATTATGGCTATCCCTTCATCCGCCGTATCAAGATACCCGTCCGTGACATATACGCCGAGAACGACACGCTTGTCCCCCTTCGTGTTGGTGAAGGTGTGGGACTGGTTCTCCATGTCCTTGCCCTTCTGCATCCTGAACATCTCCTGCTTCATCTCAAGTATGGACTTGAAGTTCTCCAGGACCTTGTTCTTTACGGATTTGATGTCCTGTGATATGGCCATCAATTCAGGTATGGCCGATTCAATCTCTTCATCGACCATCTCCCTGTATGTGGTCCTCATTTCTTTTGCCTTGGCCTCAGCAGCCTTCTTCTGCCGGTCAGCCTGGAATGCCCTGAACTGCTCCAGTTCGGCATCCGTCATCTGTACTGTGTTTGTCTGCATAGTCATTTTCTTTTTCTGTATTTGCGTAATTCCATTATGACGGCAATGACAAAATACAACACCATTACCGCAAGTGCCAGAAGTGCCATGATCCACAGCGGGCATGTCACCCACCACCAGCTCCAGGCTATCACCTTGCAGAGCCTCAGAATTAGGAACACGATGAAAAGGATCATCGGTAGTCCTGCCAGTTCAATTTTCATATCTGCTTGATTTTATGGTTAAACTTTCACTTAAGAGAGGTGCCTGCCCGGCCTGTACGGTATATGCACATATATCGGTTCCTGCACCTTGGCTTCAGGTTCGAGAGTCTTCAGACCACCTTTCCTGATGATGCTTTCGAGTTTCTTCACAAGGGCATCAAGTTCCGTTTCTGACAATTCCCTGAACTTCTTTCCCGCAATCTTCGGGGACATACAGAAGGCATCGATGCCGTCCCAGTTATCCACCGTACTGATGCCGAGCCTGCCGATCCTGAGCAGGACGGAAGATCTCAGCCGTCTCAATTTTTCTGATCGCGCCGCCTTGTTGACCCCGTCCGGCCCGAACTCCAGGGCATCGCACATCTCATTGTATTCGTCCTGGTACATCTCCCTCAGATGGGTAGTACGCCCGTCTGTGAACTGAAGCACCATCGACTCCTTGTCTATTGCCGGGTTTTTCTTCGCCAGCACATAGAACCTTCCGAAATTATTTGCTTTCCTTCTCATACCATTCCTTGAATTTGTTGTCTATTTCAGCCCAGAACCGGTATCCTTCATTGGATGTCCACCAGAAAAACCCGGCCGTTATCGTGTGCCTGCCATATTCCCCGGCAAGCACTCTGCAGGCATCCGGATCAATCGGAGTAATGGATTCCAAAGTCTGCCTCCGGAATGACCCGTACCATTTATGGCTCTCCAGCCACCGTTTAATCTGCCTTGCCGTCCTCATCTTCTTCTGAAATGTTAATTATTGCCTCTCCAAATATCCAGGCTACAGCGAATATCAATGCTGTCACACCTATAAGTGCCAATGCTGAAATCATTTATTTTCATACTTTTTACATTTTGTTATCCTATTTATCGGGACAAGACGGCCCCATCTCATATCTGCTCTATGTAGTTTGTACCACCGGCAGTAATATCGTTTGTAAACCCAACATAGATACTCGCAACCCTGACATTCACTGATTCTCATCTCTGTTAATATGTCTTGCGATGCTTTTATCAGCTTGCCTGATCGTGGAGACACTTTCACCATAGGCATATATCAGGGCCTTACCTACAACATTGTCCCCGTCCATCCAGACCCTGTATATATACGGGCTGCTCCGTTTCTGCAGGGCGGCTCTTTTTGCTTCCGCAAGTGTTGTGGTATATCTCCCTGTCTTTTCTTCGAAAAACAATCTTTTCATATTACTCCTCCTGTTTTTTGATTCCCCAATAGTCCTCGGCTCCTTTCTGCCAGATGACAGCCTCTCCGGTCTCCCCGATGAAACGGCCCTTGCTGAATGCCTTGTAACCTTCCACCCAGATTTTTAAGTCCGCATCATACATGACGCTTCTTGCTGCCCGTCCGGCTGGCTGTTTTCCATCCGCATGACTGATAAAGATTAAAAGTTTATTATTGTGCTTCTGTCTGAACGCCAGATACTGCCTATATGTAATCTGCATATACTGGAATGAATCCAGCGCCACAAACTCCGGTGACTTTGGTCTGGAAAGTCTTTCTTCAAGCTCTTCAAGTGTAGAATTGCGCAATATCTGGAATCTCGGGCCACACTCGGCAAGTCCTATTCTTCTTATTGAATTCTGCAATGACAGACTGTAACCTTCTTCAAAAGGTATATACAGGACTTTCCCGAATGATGTCAGTTCCTTAAGGAAGCTCAGGACAGCCGTACTCTTTCCGTTTCCGGAATTGCCCCAGAAAAAAACCACCCCATGACGGTTCATCGTCCCGACACACCGCCCCCACTCCCCGGTCATGGGCAATGTCCTATGCCTAACTTCAAGCAGTTGTCTGGCTGATAAAGTCCTCTCCATTTGAACACTGTTTGAACGGTTATCGAATATCCTTCAAAGAGAGTTTTTTCAGTTCCTTGTGGATTGACTTCTTGACCCTCCGAAGATCGTTGCCACATGACGCCGCCTCCTGCTTCACAGTCCTGATGGCAGCCATGTCAAGCAGGCCGTTGGCCTGGCAGATAGCCTCGACTTCGTTTGAATTCACAAGGTCAAGGGGGACAAACCTCCTGCAGATACGGCTGTCTATCTCGTCATACCCTTTCTTGCCCCGGTTCAGCCCCTTGCGCATCCTTTCCTGGATGTAATTGGTCGAAAGGAATATCATGCCGCATTTGTCCTCCAGGGCATTGTATAGGCTGATATAGTAGTACAGTACCGTATCGGTCAGCTTGTCGCCTTCATCGAAAATCAGAAGCGGGCTGTCCATCCTTACAAGCGTATCGATAACAGCAGCAAGAGTCTCCCGGACGGTCATTCCTATGGACCGGACTCCCACCTTTGACGCAAGTTCCCTGATGAAGTCCGACTTGTGCATGTCCTCGCTGCATGTGACAAGGAAGACATTCCTATGTTCCCTGCAGAACACCCCTGCAGCCGTGCTCTTGCCTATGCCGGCAGGACCGGTTACCCACATCACGTTGCTCTCGTCCTTCGCGTCCTGCATGTAGAGCATCAGGGAATCGAAAGCAGATGTCCGGCACAGCTGCCATTCCGATGCGCTGTCCAGCTGGGAGGATAGCTTCATCCACATGTCCTCCGAAATGAGATCCCATTTCCTGTTCAGGATTGACGACACTGTCCCGGCAGATGTCCCCTTCAGGGAATTCACTGCCTTTGTCTGCGAAGGGTAACGCTTTACGTATGCTTCAAGCCTTGCCCTGATCTGTTCTTTCTGTTCCGTGTTTATCATGATATTAAATGTTTGTGGATTACATTCTGTCAAGGGCCTTTATCTCGTCAAAGGTCATGTTTGAAATTTCTTTCTCCTGCTGGCCGATCGCTACTGGAATAGTGCTGCAGGACTCATGGATGCCGTCCTGTTCTGTTCGAATAAGGTCAGCATAATATTCATATTCTCTGTCTGAAATACCTTTCGGTCTTGGAGTGACAAGTCCATGCTGTTCCGGGGCAACTCCATGCTCCATTTCAAGCTGCAACCCGTTGATATGCCGTCTTACGCGCTCCAGTTTGTTGGTGTCTATCATTCTGAACAGGAAAGCCCGTTCTCCTTCTTTCTGGTCTTGCATAGCTCGATGGGTAGCCATATACGGCTCCCCGACAGCCACACATTGATATCCGTAGTCATCTTTGGTACACAGCCTGACTTTGGACATGTCGTGCGGATCATACTGCACATAGAAGCTTCTGCCTGTATTGTCTCGCCGGAAAGACATATCTGTATAGCCGTCCTTCCCGTAGACATCGTAGATATATTTCTGCTTGTTGATCGTAATCTGGAGTCCGCGCGCGGTAAACTTGCATTCCTTCTGGGAGGTAACCCAGAACAGTTCCCGCCGGAGAGCATCGGTCAGAACTACCGACTCCTCGTTTCTGGAACTCTCATAAAGCTCCACCCTCGGCCGGTCATATTTGTAGTGCTTCATGTGGTTCCATTCCTGGCGCGCCTCCGCGTATATGCCGCACAGTTCCTCGAATGTCGGCAGGCTGTTCACATTAGCCTCTATGAACTCCATGTTCGGCCTGGATGATTCGGATTTGCTTGTGATATTGCCGCCGGTATATCCGAAGTACTTGTGCAGGACCTGTCTCTGGAACCGGCCAAATATGGACTCAATGGATTTGGATGCCGCGTTGTATGGCGCTGTCGGCCGGCTGCAGGTGGCAAGCTTCTTCAGCCATTCCTTTGCGTCCTCACGCCTGGTGCCTCCCTGATTGTCATATATGAGTTCCACAGGAAGATGGCCGGTCAGCTCAATGGCCATACGGTACGCCTCGTACATGCTCTCGAAACACTCGGTCTGTGAAATATTATACCCGATGAAACATTCAGAATATGCGTCAATCACCTCAAAGACCTGAAGTGTGGCCAGCTTGTAACCTTGCGGAGTATATACCTTATAGAACAGGTTGAGTTTTGTTCCGTCACCGTACCAGATGGAATCCCTCTTGTCTGGCATTATAGTTACATTCTGACGGTTATACACCTGTTTCGCAGCAAGTTCCCCGTTGGTGGCATCAAACCACTGGATCTTCACCTCGGGACGGTTCAGAAACTGGGTCATCGTTGCCGGGGACTTGAGCGGCTTCCAACCGTTGGTCACAGCCAGCTCGTTATATCTTTCGAAGATCTGCATATTGGTATACACAGGCACCCTGGATCTCTTGAGTGCAATAGCGAGCCTCTGGCCATCCGGCATAAGTTTCACCGCATTTATATTGGTCAGTTTCCCCGAAACCAGACACTGGTACCCCTGGCTGCGGTATTGCCGCATCTTGTCCTGGAGTCTTGCCCTGTTCTTCGGGAGAGTATGCCCGTATTGACTGCGCAACCTTTCACTTTCTGCGATAATTCCGTCCCATGATATCGGGGTGGAATTCCCTGCCATGTTACGGCAGCTGCGCTGCCTGTTATACCTTTCGATCAGCCTGTTGAGTACAGACGCATTGATGACGTATTCAGACTGGACCTCGGATTTCAGTTCCTTGCCGTCAGGAAGCCTGTATGCCGCAAAGAACTCCCTCGCGGCCTGGTCATATTTTAGTATGCCGTCCTGCTCTCTCATCTTCTGCTCCGGATCTCCGTATTTTGTAATGAATTTCTTCTTGAATCGCTCAGGAATGGAAGCCCAGTCAACGAGGGCATAACTGTCCATCCCTTTACCAGGACGGACAACGGTCAGGCGGTTACGCAAGCTTAACTTTTTATAATTGTCGTAAGTCATTACAACCTCGCCATCCTCTCCTCCTGTCAGTTCTCTGACCGTCACGCACAATATGTTGTTGAATACTTCCATTTCCTTTCTGATTGGCTCCCGTATCCGGACTCGAACCGGAGACTCTTCCTCCTGCCTTGCAGGTTTGGACTGTTCTACCAACTGAACTATACGGGAAATTAGCCGGGAGTGTATCTGATGGAACCATTACGTGAAAGAATCAAACCGTAGTACACAAAGCGCTTCACAGCGCATCCCGGCATTTGTCAATATTTGTCTACACTCAAACCGTCCTTTGTCATTGAGAGGGCATATCCGGATTTTGTCAGTCGATCAATCACTGACGCACAGCACCGTGTAATCGTGAGATTGAATTCTGACACCCCGAGACTGTCCCCTACAAAGCCATTGGTTGGGAGGTTGATCTTTATTTCAGTTGAATGATTCTGGGAGATGATTTCTAATGCTTTCAGATAATTGTCTTTTGTCATGATTGTAATTATTTATTGATTGATTCGAACATTTTTTCCTCTGAAATGGCCTGTGCCCTTTCCAGGATATTGCCCCAGGAATGCAGGTCCACATCCGTATAGTTCTCCGGCTCCATCCCGGGAACGATCAGGCTCATTGTGCTGCCCCTCATGACTACCTCCACCCCTGCAGCAAACCTCTGGTGCATACCGTCCACAAGAAATTCGGTCTGGCAGTTCGGAATAAAATTCTCCTCCATATACCTGCCACCCATGGCGATGGCATCCTTCCTGATGTTATGCCCTCTTTCGTTCTTCGTGAGGAATGAAAGAGCCATCCATACGGCCCGCCTGGTTATGCCGTATTTCTTTGCGAGTGAGCCGATAACTTCCGGCTTTACACTGATGTACTTTCTCATGACTTTGTGCTTTATTGTTTTATTCCTATTTGTTCGTACCTTTGTCACACTTCCCTAAAAGAAGTTCTGCAAATATACAGTATTCTGTATTAAAAGCAACAAGATATTGAAATTATTTTACAGAATTTTGTATCTAATATGGCGGCAAATGATGTTACTTTAAGATTTATAGAGGCTTATACACACCTTATTGAAAGTGGGAAAATTACTGATAAAAAGGAATTTGCCCAGAAACTTGGCATCAGTACCTCTATGATGACCGAAATTAGCAAAGGGCGCAGTAATGTCGGGATTACCGCAATACAGAATATTGTAAAATATTTTTTTGTTTCTTCCAACTGGTTATTAACAGGGGAGGGGACAATGATACATTCTCCGAACAATACAGGTGTAGACATTAAAGAGACTTTTACATTGCGCACCGACCATAATATTGCATCCCAAAGTGTACCTCTATACAGGATTACAGCGCAAGCAGGAATTATTGCTCTATTCGATGATTCAAGTTCCGACATACCTATTGGACAGATCCAAATTCCGAATCTTCCTCGATGTGACGGTGCCTTATATGTGTTCGGAGAATCAATGCAACCGATCCTCCAGTCTGGAGACATTATCCTATACAAAAAAGTTTCTGTGGACAATATATTATGGGGAGAAATGTACCTCGTTGCATTTTCCCTTGATGGGGATGACTATGTTGCGATTAAATACATTCAGAAAGCCAATGATCCCCAGAAAGTGACACTTGTCAGTCGCAATTCCAGTTATGCACCACAAGACATTCCGTGGAATTCAATTCGGGCTCTTGCGCTTATTAAAGCGAGCATCCGGTTCAATACTATGGGCTAA